CTGCATACGGATGTCTGGATCGTGCGTGATCTTCATTGCAGCTACGAAGAAATCTTCCGCTACCTTTCGGATGCCAGTCAGCCGGATCAGGGTGTGGTGCTAACGACTTCGACGGGCCTGCCGGAGCGACTCGAACGGCCACGACGTTACTGCTTCGTCTCCCTGGCCGATGTCGTATGCGAAGTTGCCGACCAGACCGCCATCGATGGTCAGATGATCTTCCGCTGCATGACGTCTCCAGCTGGCGCAGATCGGCGGCCGTCGCTTCCCGTGGAATACGACGAGTTCAATGGCGTCCTGTGTATCAATGGCAAGGAGCCATGGACTATCGATGGCCCGACGCAGCGCGGCATTGTTCATCAGTTGTATGACGCCTACTGTAAAGGGCATGAGGCCGTCAAAGCCAGCGTGTTGCTCAAGGCAGTCGGCTGTGGCGGCGAGCAATACGGGAAGTCGAAGAAGATGCAGGATGTCTTCTCGGGCAACCCCAGGTGGAAGCAGTACCTCCATGCTCCGGAGCGAGGCATGTATGCCTTCAAGCTCGATTAGGCGAACAAGCGCCTAACCCAAGAAAACCGCCTTCGGGCGGTTTTCGCATTTCTGGGCCCCGACAAACATTTCGTCGCCCCTACATCCGCCCCTACAAACCACGCCAGGACGCCCTCACAGCGCGAATCCGACACTGCTTTCACTGATTCCTAACAACCGAAAGGAGCTTGAAAGTGAGTGTCAAACACCTGAATCAGGGCCAACTGGCTGAACGCTGGGACGTGAGCGAAGCAACGCTCGAACGCTGGCGCTCGGACGGTATCGGTCCGATTTTCCTGAAGTTGCAGGGTCGCGTCTTGTACCGCCTCGAGGACATCGAGCAGTACGAGATCGACTGCCTGCACAAGAGTACGTCCGCACGAGCTGTGCAGGAGGTGGCGAAATGAACATGCTTACCCCCGATCAAGTGCGCGACATGTCCGTATCCACGCTGGCCGGCTTCAGTGCCGAGGTTTTGTGCCAACTGCAAACCAGCGCAGCGGAACGCCTGAAAGCGGAAAAGCACCTCGTCGATCTCATCGATCAGGCGCTCGATCACAAGTTTGCCGAGAAGGCCCGAGCCCTTCGTCTCACCGAAGGCAAGGACACCGGGATCGTGCATTTCGACGACGGCCGCATCCGCATCAGTGCTGACCTGCCCAAGAAGACCGAGTGGAACCAGTCACTGCTGGCTGACATGGCGCGTCGCATCGCGGCCGCCGGTGATGACCCGAGTCAGTACATCGAGGTCAGCTACCGCATCTCGGAAACCAAGTACCTCGCCTGGCCCGACAACTTCCGCAACCAGTTCCAGCCGGCCAGAACGGTCAAGACCGGCAAGGCCACCTATCGCCTGACCTCTATCCAGGAGCAATGATCATGCTGAAAGACTTCCTCAATAAGCTGCGCAACAAATCCATTTCGCTGGAGGATCTGCCGGACGCCATCCGTGTGCCCGGCCGCGGCGACACACCGACGATTGAAGGCCTTCGCCTCGAAGTCGCCAGCATCGACGAAATCGCATTTGCGATCCAGGGCCTGGAATCGAGGTCATCGGAGATTTCCTGTCAGCTGCATTCCTTGCGCCGCCTGCATGATATGGCGCGGAGACGTGGCGCGCTGGGTATCGACAAGGTCATCACGATCTTCGCCGAGGAGCTCTGAGATGCCATTTCCCATCATCACGGCAGACCAGCGCCTCGCTGAAAACCGCCGATCCTCGGGCGTCATTCTGGGGCCGGCGGGTGTCGGCAAGACCACGCTCCTCAAGACCGCCGAAGCGGTCAGCACCCTGTTCGTCGATTTGGAAGATGGCGACCTCGCAGTGCGCGACTGGATGTGCGACACCGTGCGGCCGCGTACCTGGCCCGAGTGTCGCGATCTGGCCTGCTTCATCGGTGGCCCCAACCCGGCGCTCCGCGACGACCAGCCCTACAGCCAGGCGCACTACGACCAGGTGTGCGAGCAATACGGCGATCCGCGCCAGTTGGACAAGTACAAGCTGATCTTTGTCGACTCGATCACGGTAGCTGGCCGTTTCTGCCTGCAATGGTCGAAGGGGCAGCCGCAGAGCTACAGCGACAAGTCAGGCAAGCCGGACACCCGTGCGGCCTACGGCCTGCATGGCAGCGAACTGATCGGCTGGCTCAACCAGTGGCAGCACATCCGCAGCAAGGACATCTGGCTGGTCGGCATCCTCGACGAAAAGCTCGACGACTTCAACCGCAAGGTGTTCTCGCCGCAGATCGACGGCTCCAAGGCTTCGCTGGAACTGCCTGGCATCGTCGATCAGGTCATCTCGATGGTCGTCCTCAAAGACGACGCAGGCAATCCCTACCGCGCATTCGTCTGCCAGCACCTCAACCCCTGGGGCTATCCCGCCAAGGACCGTTCCGGCCGTCTCGACGTCGTCGAGGAGCCGCATCTCGGCCGCCTCATTTCCAAGATCACCGCGCCCATGGCGCAGCAATAACAGGAGATTCACCATGAACAGTTTCAACAACGCCGCATGGAATGACTTCAACGATGCCGAGGATCAGCGCGACTTCGCCCTGATTCCGCCCAAGACCCTGGCCAAGGTCGTCATGTCGATCCGCCCGGGCGGCTACGACGATGCCAGCCAGGGCTGGACCGGTGGCTATGCCGCTCGCTCGGACAAGACCGGCGCCGTCTATCTCAACGCCAAGTTCACCATCCTCGAAGGGCCCTATGCCAAGCGTGTCGTGTTCGGCCTGATCGGACTGTATAGCCCGAAGGGTCCCGAGTGGACCAACATGGGCCGCAGCTTCCTGCGCGCCATTCTCAACTCCTCACGCGGCATCCATCCGGCCGACCAGTCGCCCCAGGCGCAGACGGCCCGCCGCATTCGCGGCTTCGCTGATCTCGACGGCATCGAGTGCGTGGTGCGCATCGATGTCGAGAAGGACCAGAACGGCGACGACAAGAATGTCGTCAAGGCCGCCATCCAACCCGACCACAAGGAATACGGCCAGTTGATGGGGGCGGCACCACGTGCGCCGGCACCGGCAAGCGGCGCAACGCCCGCCAGCGGCAACGGCGGTGTTCCGACACGTCCCGCCTGGGCGCAGTAAGGGAGAGTCGCCATGATCCTCCGTCCGCGCCAACGCGAATTTGTGGTGCGCTGCGTCGGGGCACTCAAGACCCACGGCAATACGCTGGGGGTTGCCCCGACCGGTGCAGGCAAGACCATCTGCCTCTCCGGCACGGCAGGCGAGTTTCTCGCCCAGCCGGATGCCAAGGCTTGCATCCTTGCCCACCGCGACGAACTCACAACACAGAACCAGTCGAAGTTTGCCCGCGTCAATCCGGCCATCAGCACGTCGGTCTTCGACGCCAGGCAAAAGTCCTGGGATGGGCAGGCGACCTTCGCCATGGTCCAGACCCTGGCTCGCAATCTTGACCAGTTGCCGACGCTCGATCTGCTGGTGATCGACGAGGCGCACCACAGCGCCGCGCCGTCCTACCGCGCCGTGATCGACACGACGCTGGCCCGCAACCCACATGCCCTGATCTATGGCGTCACGGCCACCCCAAACCGGGGTGACGGCAAAGGGCTGCGCGAGGTGTTCTCCAACGTGGCCGACCAGATCCGCCTTGGCGAACTGATTCGCTCCGGCCATCTGGTAGCGCCGCGCACCTTCGTCATCGATGTCGGAACGCGGCAGGCACTCGACGGCGTGCGCAAGCTGGCCGAGGACTACGACATGGAAGCGGTCGCCTCGATCATGAACACCTCGCCGGTCAATGCCGCCGTGGTCAAGCACTGGAAGGAACGTGCGTCCGGACGTAAGACCATCGCCTTCGCTGCCAACGTCGAACATGCGCGCTCGGTCTGCGAAGCCTTTGTGCAGGCGGGCGTCAGTGCTGCCGTGGTCTTCGGCGATATGTCCGATGCCGATCGGAAATCCACGCTGGCGGCGTTCGAGTCTGGCGACATCACCGTCATCGTCAATGTGGCCGTGCTGACGGAGGGTTACGACTACACGCCAACTAGTTGCATCGTGCTGCTGCGGCCAAGTTCCTACAAGTCGACGTTGATCCAGATGATCGGTCGTGGCCTGCGGGTTGTCGATCCGGCTGAACACCTTGGTGTGGTCAAGACCGACTGCATCGTGCTCGACTTCGGTACGGCCTCGCTCAAGCACGGCAGCCTCGAGCAGGAGGTCGATCTGGACGGTCACGAGGCGGATGGCGAAGCCCCCATGAAGGAGTGTCCGTCCTGCATGGCGCAGATTCCGCTGGCCTCGCGCGAGTGTCCGTTGTGCGGGCATTCGTTTGCCGGAGAGGATGAAGGCAGCGAGAAGTCTGTTCTCGAAGACTTCGTGATGACCGAAATCGATCTGCTGAAGCGCTCCAACTTCTCCTGGGTCGATTTGTTCGGGGATGACTGCGCCTTGCTGGCCAGCGGCTTCAATGCCTGGGCTGGGGTGTTTTTCCTGGAGGGACGCTGGCACGCGGTCGGTGGTGCCAAGAGCGAAGCCGTCCGGCTGCTCGGGGTGGGTGAGCGCACCGTCTGCCTGGCGCAGGCCAATGACTGGCTCAACGACCACGAGTCGGACGATGCGGCCTGGAAAACCCAGCGCTGGCTGACGGAATCACCAACCTTGCAGCAGTTGCGCTACCTGCCGGCGGAACTACGCTCGGACTTCAGCCTGACCCGCTACCAGGCCTCGGCGCTGCTGTCCTTTCAGTTCAACAAGCCCCACATCAGACGCGTCATTCAGGCCGCCAATGATGCCTACCGGGAGGCAGCGTGAGATGTGCGGTCTGTTCTCGCGAGGCCCGTGGATTCGGCTACTTCAACGCCGCGCTGCGGCGCACGGATTCCCGGCGATATTCCGACCGTTGGGTGTTCTGTTCGATGCGCTGCATGAATGCCTTCTCAAAGGTGATGCAACGGCTGACCAGTATCGAGGAGTACGCCGTGATTGACCCCTCCGACCTTGAACTGGATGCGATTCGCGCTGCCCTCGCGCCGCTTGGCGACTATGTGTCCTCGATTGGCATGGATCGACCGCTCTCTGATTACCGCCGTGAAGAAGTGCTGCGGCTGGTGGAAGTGGTCATCGATGCCTATCAGGCACGCATGCTGGAAGAACACGAGGAGATGGCTGAACGCGAGCGCAGCTTCTTCGAACAACGACTGGCCGCGCAGGCGCAATCCGCTGCCGGCTCCAACACAAGGATTCCCTTTTAATGATCGATCTCAACCATCAACCCAAGTTCCACGAGAAGGTCACGGCGATCGTGGATGCCGCCCTCCTGGCGGAAAACGCCGCCCGCGATAAGCGCCGCTACCTCGGCGGATCTCGTCTGGGCGTCGCTTGCGAGCGCGCCCTGCAGTATGAGTATGCCGATGCGCCGGTCGATCCGGGCACGGAGTTCCCCGGCCAGACGCTGCGCATCTTCGAAGTCGGGCATGCGCTGGAGGATCTGGCGATCCGCTGGCTGCGCTTGGCCGGCTTCGATCTCTATACCCGCAACCGGGACGGCGGCCAGTTTGGTTTCGCCGTAGCCGATGGCCGCATCCAGGGGCATCTCGACGGCGTGATTGCCGGGGCGCCGATCGAACTTGGTCTCACGTTCCCCATGCTCTGGGAGTGCAAGACCATGAACGACAAGCACTGGCGCGACACCGTCAAAAAGGGCGTCGCCATCACCAAGCCGGTGTACGCGGCGCAGATCGCTACCTACCAGGCCTATATGGAGCCGGCCATTCCCGGCATCAGTGCCAATCCAGCCTTGTTCACCGCCATCAACAAGGACACCGAGGAACTGTGGTTCGAATTGGTGCCGTTCGACGCGGCGCTGGCACAGCGCATGTCGGACCGCGCCGTGAAAGTGATTCAGGCGACGGAAGCCAGCGAGCAGTTGCCACGCATCGCCACCGAGCCGGGCTTCTACGAATGCAAGTACTGCGCTTGGACGCAGCGTTGCTGGAGTCACTCATGAACGCGCCGGCACCTGCATTCGACATTCTGACGGCCAAGCGCGGCCGTCACGGCAACCGCCCCCTGGTCGGTACGTCGGCTATCGAGCGGATGTTTTTGCGTCATGTCCAGTTCGCCAGCCCTGAAGCTCGTCTATGCGTAGGCGTCATCCGGCAGGCGTTTGTCGATCTGTGTGGCCCGTCACATGAAGCCCGGCGTGATGCGCGGCGATTCTTCCGCGATGGACGTCTGGAAGCCTGGTGCGACCTACTGGATCTGAGTCCTGAGTTCGTTCGTGAGGTTGCGCTCAAGACCGGCTATCTCCCTGAGTTACCCCAAGGAGGCAGCCGTGCTTGATTTCAATGGCCAAGAGACGCCCCGGACGGATGACGCACGCGGTGAGGTACGGGCATCGCTGTTAAACCGACTTGAGGATGCGTTGTGGCATCTGTATCCAGCCGGCACCGCCAGGCACGGCAAGTTCCATATTGGTGATGCACTGGGCAGCCCCGGACGCAGTCTGGAGATTGTGCTCGACGGTGAGAAGGCCGGCTTGTGGACCGATCGGGCTACCGGCGAAGGCGGCGACATTTTCGACTTGATTGCCCGACACCATGGCTTGGATGTGCGCAGCGATTTCCCAAAAGTCATGGAGGCTGCCGCCGATCTGGCGGGTTGTCCTGCCCGAGCACCGGCACGGAAGAAGCCACGCAAGGACATGCTCATTGATGAGTTGGGCCCCGCCACGGCCAAGTGGGACTATCAGGCCGCCGACGGCAGTCTGATTGGTTGCGTCTACCGTTATGACCCACCGGGTGGTCGGAAGGAGTTCCGGCCCTGGGATGCCAGACGCCGCAAGATGGCACCGCCCGATCCGCGCCCGCTCTACAACCAGCCTGGCATGGTCACCGCCGACACCGTCATCCTGGTCGAGGGGGAGAAATGTGCCCAGGCCCTGATCGGCATCGGCATCGTGGCCACGACGGCTATGAACGGCGCGCATGCGCCCATCGACAAAACCGACTGGTCGCCCCTGGCCGGCAAGCAGATGGTGATTTGGCCAGATCGTGACAAGGCCGGGTGGGACTACGCCATGGCCGCCGCCGATGCCGCGCTGATATCTGGCGCGACATCGTGCGCCATCCTGATGCCGCCAGAGGGTAAGCCGGACGGATGGGATGCGGCAGATGCGGTAGTCGAGGGCTTCGATATCCCAGATTTTCTGGCGACCGGGCCGCGTATCGCGGTGCAACCACCCTTGGCCGAGGAAGTGGAGCCGGACTCGGAGAAGGCGGTCTGGGCCACCGACGACGCGCTCGCACTGTCCTTTACCCGACGCTATGCGCAGGACTGGCGCTACTGCTCGCCGTGGGGCAAGTGGTTGGTGTGGACGGGCAATCGTTGGCAGGCGGACGACACCCTGCTGGTGACCCATCTGATGCGCCATGTCTGTCGCGAGGCAGCCATGAAGGCGGATTCGCATCGTCTCGCCGCCAAGCTGGCTTCCAGCAGCACGGTGAGTGGCGTTGAACGACTGGCGCGCAGCGACCGCCAGCATGCATCGACGTCTGACGAATGGGACGGCGACCCGTGGCTCGTCAACGCGCCAGGCGGCGTGATCAACCTGCGTACCGGTCAGGTACGCCCACACAAACGAGAGGACCGAATGACCAAGATTACGACAGCAACCCCCAAGGGATCCTGCCCGCAGTGGATGGCCTTCCTGAACGACATTACTGCAGGCAATCAGGAATTGATGAGCTATCTGCAACGCGTGATCGGCTATTGCCTTACGGGCGTCACCAGCGAGCACGCCTTGTTCTTTCTGTATGGAACGGGCGCCAACGGCAAATCGGTATTCGTCAATGTGATCACAACGATCCTTGGCGACTACGCTGCCAACGCACCCATGGATACGTTCATGGAAACCCGCAGCGACCGGCACCCGACCGATCTGGCCGGATTGCGCGGTGCGCGATTCGTATCCAGCATCGAAACCGAGCAAGGTCGCCGATGGAATGAATCCAAGGTGAAAGCCATTACCGGCGGCGACAAGGTGTCGGCCCGGTTCATGCGTCAGGACTTTTTCGAGTACCTGCCTCAGTTCAAGCTGATCATTGCCGGCAATCACAAACCTTCGATTCGGAATGTGGACGAAGCGATGAAGCGGCGTCTGCACCTGATTCCCTTCACGGTGACGATCCC